GAATCGGCAGCGGCCCCATCACGTTGCCGGGCTGTGTCAAGATCGCGCGTCCGGTCACGTCATTCGTCTTGTCCCAAAGCTCGCGCTCGACGGCGGTGATTTCCGTCATGCGCTGGTTGAGCGCGCGCGCCGGCACGCCGGTATTTTCCGAGAACTGCGCAAGCTGCCGCGGCCGTTCGGCACCGACGATCTGCACCGTGCCGGTAACGGCCGAATTGAACGTCAGGACGGCATTGGTGATCGGCCGCGGGATGGTGGTCAGCGGGCCGGTGGTGCTTGATAGCGACCAGCCGAAGGTGGGATCAGTCGACAAATATCTGACTCCGGCTACCCATACCTGCAGCCACGCATCGACATCGCTACCACTCGCGTAGAGCTGCATATTGATCGCGCAAATGCAGGTCGAAGCGTTAAGGCTATAGCTGGTTCGACGTTCGCTGTCGGGCAGCGCGCCTACGGCCGGGGGAGCCTGAGCGATGGCCGCCAGCGGGCTCAGGGCGACCCACAGCAGGCTTAGCGCGGCGATGGTCCGGCGCAGCGGCTTCATGGTTTTGGACTCTAGGCGAGGCCCTGGATGGCGGCAACGCACGGCATAGCCCTACCCCCGCTAACCCGGCCCTAGAGCCAAGCGGTGCTGGGGTGACGGTAGCGCGTATACCCAGGATGCCCGATGTCGGGGGCCAGCCGCCGGCCTGCATGAACATCGCCCGTGCAGAGGCTACAATGCCGTTGATTAGTCCTGGATGCGAGCCGGGCGCCATCCGCCTTGGGCTCGGGCCGGGGGTATTGAGCCCCGCGCTTTGTCCCCGGAACACGCCGGGCCGCGCGATCTTTTGTGGATGGCTCTGTCGGCGGTCTCGCCGGGCTGGAAATCGTGCGTTGCCTTTGGACGGCTTCCGCCATACTTACTCGGCAACGGATTGGGGGTTTCCTTGTCCACTGCATCCCCAACCAGCGCCGGCAGGAGTCGCATCCTGGCCGGCGCACCTTTTTTCGGCCGGACAGGCTTTGCAGGCAACGCACGCTGCTTCTCGATCAGCCAGCAGACGCGCCGATAGCCCATTACTGGCCGCCGAAAGCCGTGGCAGGATTTGGCGCTCGGTCGGGGGGCTGTTCGCCCTGGCGCCACCAGAAACCGGCACCCTGCTTGGCGGCATTCTTCTGCGCGCGATTGAAGGATTGCCGATAGTTCGGGTCGACCAAAACCTGCATCTTGTCCCAGAGCAGACGGTCGACAGCGAGCTTTGTGTACCAAGTCTGCGGCGTCCAACGCTTGCCCATCTGGAACGCCTGATTGCCGAAGGTTTGGCGGCCGGTCTGGTCAAGCTGCTGCCGGATTGGCGAGGTAATCAGGGAAGCCGTATCGCCGACGAGGCCGGGGATCGGCCCCGCCATCTGGGCGGTTAGATTGAGCCCGCCGCGGTCACCATGCAGGCCGGCCGAGAGAATGTCGCCATAGATGCCGCCGGCGCCCCCGCGAGCAAACGCTTCGACCCAGAACTTGGGATTGGCCATGTCGAGCGGGTCTTTGCCAGCGATCACCGCCGCAGCCTGTAGCGAGACCGCACCGGCCGCCATCGACAGCAGCGTGAAGGCCGCGCCGCGCGCCACGCGGTTCTCAATCGGGCCGTCGACCAGAACGCGCATCAGGTGCGTGGTCATGCGCTCCATGACGAATTGCTTGTACTGGCCCATCGATAGCCACGCCTCGCCGGCTGCCGTGCCGCGCACCGCGCCGCCCTGCATGATCGCCTGCGTGCGAATATCGGGTTGATGAAAGGCATAAGAGCCCTGTTCCTTGATCGCCATCATCAGCCGATCGGCGAGCGCCGGTTCGATCTTGGTGGTGTCGAGATAGCGCGCGCCGCTTGAAGCGACGAACGGATCGACCGCGCGGATTTTGTTCCAATCGTCCGGGGTGAAGCCATAATAGCTCAGGAAATGATCGCGGAACGCTGGGTCGAGTTTATCGAACGCCTGACCGCGCATACCCTCGATCTGGTTGAGCATAGATACCTGCCAGCCGAGGCGCCCGTTCGTTGTCCACATATCCGCGCCGGTCGCTTTTACCACGCCGCGCGAGACTTTGCGGATCAGGCCGGACACATTGATCTGGTCCTCATACTTGCGGACGTAATTGTTGATGAAGTCCATGTAGCCGTGCGAACTGATCTGCAGATGCTGTGCGACCTCCCGGCTCAGCTTGCCGTCGAATACCTGCGCCAGCACCTTGAAACCTGACATGCCGAGGAAGTTGGACGCCATCAGCGTCATGGCGGAATCGCCAGGGATGATCGTGATCGGCAGATTGCGCAGCGAGGCCATGCCTACCATATCGCGGGCGCCGGACATGATGCGGGCAAATGTCTGATTGCCGACCGGATGACCGCGCCCGCTGATTAGATCGTAGCTGTGTTGCAGCGTATTTAGGCTGGTCATGAAGCCACTGCCCTTGACCGGCGTAGACGGATCGTCCTTGACCAGCCGCATTGCCGCGGCAAACAGCGCGTCGGGATGCGCGCCGAAAGTCTCATGCAGCGCAATCGAGCGCGCCATATGCTCGACGTGATTGCTCACCGCCGCCATGATCTCGTTGCCGACGCCGTACTTGGCCTGCAGCTTGAGCCACGATGCCGCGCCCTGCTCGCCCGGCTGGAACTCGAATGTGCGGCCTTCCTTGGAGAACGGCACATCGCCGCCGCCTTCGGTCTTGATGTCCGAATAGGCTTTTTTCAGTATGTCCTCGTAGCGCGCGGCCGTGGCGTAGCGATTGGTTTCCTTGTCAAATAGCTTGAGGCCACCAGACGAAATCTGGGCCATGTGGTCTTTGATGTATTCGGCCTCGGTCTGCCGCGCGACCTGTTCTGGCGTCCAATGCTGCATCAGCCGCCAATCTTCCAGTTCGTTGAAAATCTTGCCAGCCGCCTTGGCGCGATCAGCGCCCGCGTCGATCATCTTCTGAAAGCCATTCGATACCGCCTTGGCCGCGCCATCGCCGGTATCGACGCCAAATCGTTCGCGGATGAAATTACGGGTATGGTCGACTAGCTCTTGACCTTTGAACCAGCCGGATTTGAACTTGTTGAGTTCCGGCCCCATCATGGCGAATAGCTTGTCGCGAATGACCGAGGCGAGATAATCGACGTTGCCATCCTTGAATATCGGATGGTCCGGTTCGGCCTTGCGCAGCGCCGCAAGCCGGTTGTCGCCGATCAGCGTGTCCTTACTGACGATGCCGGCCAGCGCAGCATTACGCCCGCGCGGATCATCGACGATGCGCTTCTCGATTGTCTGCCAGCGCTTCACATCGGCGGCGATGGCTATCTGATTTTGTATCGCCTTGTCCTTCATCTTCTTGGCGGTTTCGAGCGCTGCGGCAGCATCGGCGCTCGCGGGGCCGGTCTCGCGCGAATACTCGGCGCGGCTGCGCTTGAAGAACTCAATCGCTTCATCGCCAATAGCGCGGCTAATCGTCTTGGCGATAACGAGTTTTTCAATGCACTCTGCTACGTCAGCCATCAGGCGGCCTCTGCTTCTGGCGCGACCGGCGCGGCGCAAGCCTGGATTTGCTCGGCGGCAGCCTGATAGCCTTCGACTTCTCTCATGGCGGCATCGACGCTGCGGAATATCGGCTCGCCGTTTTCATCCTTGCCAATTGGGATTTTCACGTCGCCTAGCATCCTGGCGCGGTCAATATCGGCCTGCAATGCCTCGACGTGCTGCGGCGATGCAATCGTTTCGGCACGCTGTTCGGCAGTCTGCAATGGCGCCGTGGCTGCCACTTCTGCATCTAGCCTGCGCTGCGCTGCAAAGTCTGCCGCACTTGGCAGTGTGTCGTACAGCGTTCGCGGCCGATCGGTGACTTGGTTGAGGATCGCCATTGCTTCGCTGTCGTCCTTGGCATTGGCGACGCGGCGCGCAAGCCCCAAGGTTTCATAGTCCGGCATGTCGTGGCCGCCGAGTTGCCCCAGCGCGTGAATGCCATCTGAAATCGCGTCAACATGATAGGTGTGCAGCAAGTCAAATGCGCCGGCCTTGAACGGCAATTCTCCTATCGCCGTTGCCTGCGCGCGCTCGGCGGCGGCCTGATCGGCGACAACGCCAGCGCGCCCGCGCATGGTCATAAGGCTGTCGATGCGGCCTGTATGGATGTCGAATAGCGTTGGCCGCACTGGCGATGTCTGGCCGAGCATTGCCGGCGGTTCGGTCGGCGTGAGGCTGCTGCGCTGGGCTTCAATCTCATTCAGTCGCGTACCGATTTGCGCCTGTTCGACCTCAAGCGCACGACGTTGCTCAAGCGGCGCTGCGGCGGTGCGTAAGGCTTCCGGCGACGTGTCGATAAGGATTTGATCGCGGCGCTCGTTGAGCGCACGTCGGGTCGCCGGGTCGGTCGCCTCGGCAATCTGATTGTCGACTGCCTGCAACCGATTAAGCCGGTCGGCCGCAGATATATCGCCCTGTGGCAGCGCGCCAAGTTGCGTGTCGATATGACCGGAACGCTCGCGCAATTGCGCTTCCTCGGAGATAAGCCGGATGGTCTGCTCGTCCATGACCGGCAGGACGAACGGCCGTTCGGCTTGCAGGCGCCCGACAAGCTCGCGGCTCGCGGCAGCCACATCGACCGGCAGGCCGCCGAGGATTTGATTGATCGCAGTCGACAAGGATTCGCGGTGCGCGGCTTCGCCTTCGACGCCGGGCAGCACATTCGATTGCGAGATATTGGCTTCGCTCTCGACCACGTTGCCGGCATCGCGCACCGACTGCGGCCACTGGCCGGTCTTAACGCGCGTCCAGAGATTGCCGAGCGCACGGAAGCCGCCGCCCAGCACAGCGCCGCCAAGGCCAGCTTCGACCACATTGGCAACCGGCTCGCCGGACATGGCATAGCCTGGCTGTACGCGCTCGCGAAATCCGGCATTGACTCCCTCGTTCACGCCTTGCGTGACGACGCCAAAAGTGCCCCATGCGGCGGCGGACGCTAGGATGCCGCCCTCGACTTCCGGCGCGAGGGCCAATCCGACAAGATTGATCGGGTCGGTTACGCCAGCCGCCAAGCCGCCAAGGAACAGTCCGGCGCCGCTATGCTCGCGGCCGACAGTCTGCATGTAGCGTTGTCGTGCCTGTTGCGACGCAACAATGGCGCGGTGGTCCAATTCGTCATCGGTCAAATCGGGAATGGTCATCAGGCCGGGATTGGCGGCCTTCATCTTTGCGACGGTGTTACGTGCAGCCGTCAGCGGGTCGGCATCGGCATAGACCTGCCGGCGGATGTCCTCGCCGCTCGCGTTCTTCACGTCCTCAAGGTATTGGTCGAAGCCTGCCGCCTGCGCATTGCCATGGGCGAGCGTGTCGCTGAATAGTCGGCCTTGCTGCCAAGCCGCGCTGAAACTCTCGCCGAAGTCGGCCGGCAGTTCACGCCCTTCATTGGTTTGCGGGCGCGCAGCCACATCGGTATTATTCTGCCACAGATCGAGCATTACGGACTCACGGTCGGCGGCGCATTCTCAATCGCCAGCGGCGCCGGGGCACGTCCGCGCAGATCGAGCACAAACTTGCGGTCGCCTTGATAGGCATAGATCGGCGCCATCGGATCGCGGCCGAGCTTCACGAAATAGCGGCCGTCACCGACGCTTTCGAGTTGCGCATTGCCGCGCAGATATTGTGCTGTGACCGGCGCGCCGCTGAGCGTCGTCACTCCATTGCCGCGCATAGAAAGGAACTGCTGCGTGTCCTTCTCCATAAACTCGTGCATCTTGTCGTATCGCGCTTGGGCCTCGGCCTCAGTCGCATACGACGGAAACTTGTCGAGACCTTCCTGCCGCGCTCGCGCGATTGCCTCGTCGGACTTCAATATCTTGCCGTCATAAACGGTAGGAATGCTGTAGGTCTTTCCATCTTGTTCAAACGTCAACTGGAACAGCGATGAGCGGCTACCGTTTGGATTGTCGACACCGCCCGGTCCAGTCAGATTTGTTAGGTGCCGCTGATACAATGCTGTCTCTTGCGGCGTCAGATTGAGCGCTGCTTGCGCCGCTGCCAGATTGGACTTGATAGCGCCGTGCCCAAGATCGGCATCGGTTATCCCTTGCAGCACGCCGTCGAATTGCCGCTGCGTCATGCCACGCACAGGCGCGATGAAGTCGCCGCCGTTGTGCGAGAGAATACCACCGGTAACGTCAGTCACGGCTTGCTCTAGCCGCGCCTTGTTGTAGGTCGTCTGGCCGGATTGAGCGGATAGGTCCGCATAGCGCGCCTTAACCATATTGGCCGTGGTCGCATAGGCGCCGGCCGGGTCGGTGCGATCCTGCAGGGTGAATACGTTTGCCGGGAGCACGCGGTCGAGATCAGCGCGATAACTTTGCTTGGTCTCGCCCTGTTCATGTTCGGGATCGTAGCGGCTATCGGTTTTCATGGCCGCCTGACCGCGGAAGATCGAGGCACCAATATCGGGCGCGGTCGCCATCAGCGAGCCTGCCGCCGCTTCCGCCATGCCTTGCGGCTCACTGCCGCCGAGCTTTTTCAGCGTCGCCGCGCGTACATCCTCGGGCAGCGTGGCGATGGCGCCGTAGATGCCGGCCTTGACTGCCGGATCGGGATTGGCCAGCGCCGCCTTGACCTGTACTACGTCTTGCTTGTCGAGCGCAGATAGTGGGCCAGTCTGCCAATTCTGTGCAGCAACTTGTGCGATCTGACCTCGCATGGCGAGACCCGCCACCAGCTTTTGCGGATCGCTAAAGTCCAGTGGGGCAGGCGTCTTGAACTTGTCGGGAAAGTTTGCGACGGCGGTGGCGATAGGATCATTTTCCAGCCCATTGGTGATGGCTTTGGTACGGGCGGTTAGTTGCTTTTCGATCAGTTCGGCGCCGGGCGTGGCCGTGCCGGCCGCCAGCCGTCGGCGCAATTCGAGTTCGGTTGCCGCTTGCTGAGCCACAGGCAATTGCGAAATCCGCTGCACCTTGTCGATGATGTCCATGTCGTGAGCGACTTTGGCCTGCAGGTCGACATTCTTTGTGGCCCGTGCCGCGTCCAAAATCTCGTTCACCCGACCGGGTGAAGGACCGCCGCCGCGGCCGGCCGCCCAATCGTCGGTGATCTGCTTCCAGGCCCGCGTGGCGGTGTCGTCGACCGTCGCCGTCCGGTTTGCGATGAGCCAGGATTGGACGCCGGGACCGCCGCTGCCGTCCGTAGCACTGCCCTGGAATACCGACCGGGCGAGCGACTGCCGCGCCTGGAAGCCCAAAGATGCGGCCGGATTTTCCATGGTGTATCCGGCAGGCCGCTCGTAATGAACGAATGCCTGGGCTGCTTCCTCGGGCGTGCGCGCCGCCTGCAGCTTGGCCAGGGTTCCGGCTTCGGTCCCATGCAGTTCGCGGTCGATAAATTCGAGTTGGGTCTGAAAGTCCGTTGCCGGCTTGCCGACCGATTTGGCGTAATCCCGCAGTGCAGCAAGACGCTCGGCATGAAATTGGGCGAGGCCAAATGCCGACCCTGCATCGCCCGTAATACCGGGACGCAGCCCGGATTCATGGATCAGATTGCCCACGATGCCCGATGCCTGTTCGGCTGTATAGCCGCGACCCATGAAGAACCGCAGCGCTTGCTTGGCCGCTTCCGAGCCTCTAATGGCATTTAACTGATTGGTCTGATCGCCGAGCGGTTGCCGACCGAAATCGTCATGCAAATCCTTGTGGGAGAACGCCGCGTCGACCATGGCAATGCCGGCCGGATAGCCAGCCGCCTTGAATGCCGAACGAACGCTTTCGACCTCATCGGGCGTGACGGATTGGCCGAGTTGCGAGGCGACAGATAGTTGTCGGAACGCCTCGCGCGCCTGTCCAATATCCTGCCGCCGAATGGCCTCGTTGGCGCGTATCTCGCCGATCGAGCGGGCATAGAAGCCCTGCCGCTGCGCCTCGGTCAGCTTGTAATCAGGGTTGCTCAGGATGTCCTTGGCCGCTGCCTCTGCCGCCTGGAATCCTTGCGTCTTATAGACCTGATCGATGTGGTAGAGATTGCGTTGGCCGGCGAGCTCACCCTGGAAATGTTGAATGTCGAGATCGTGCTGCTCTTGCGTGTAGGCAAGTCGCGGGTTTTTCAGCTTCTCATCAAGCAGCGTCGTGTATTTGTCGAGCGCCTGCTTCATCGCCGGATCGTTCGGATCGGCACCGCCGCGCGCCAATGCCATCGCATCGTCGCTCGCGGAATTGACGCCGGCCGTGATCGCGCCATCGGCACGCTGTAAATCCAGCCGCTCTTTTTCATTGAGCAGTCCGCGGTAGGTCAGCGTGGTCTTGCCATCGATCGCGCGGCCAAGCGCGTTGCCGACTTCTGGGCCGGCAGCCGCGGTCATTTTTTGAACTTGATCCTGCTTGAATGCAGTTGCTGCTCGTTCATAACCTTGCGGATTGTCACGAAACTCTTGACGCATTTCGATGTCTTTGCGCTCGGCCGCACCATCCGCTTCCGCAAGCGCCGCGACTTTCATGGCCCGCGCGTAGGCCGCACCGGCAAGTCCAAAGATTGGCATATGCTCGACCTGGATATTGCCATCGGCATCGCGTGTGACGGCTTGCGCACCGGCGCGCTCCGCAAGCGGCACCGCGACCGCTTCCAATCCCTCGCCAGCCTTATCGAGTCCGCGCGCCAGCTCGGAATAAGGCTGCGCAATCTCAGCACTACTCAATGCCGAGCGCGGCGCCTCGCTGGTAACAACCGGCATCGGCCGGATGGCGATGACATCAGCCATTATGCCGCCTTTTGTCCGGATGCCGCCTTTTGTCCGGGCGCCCCTGGAATGAGGCCAGCTACGCCTTTGAGCAGAGCGCTGCCGGCGCCAAGTTCGCCGCCTAGCAGGGCATCGCTGCTGGCGCTGCGCAGATAAGCGGCATCGGCTTCACTCTGCCGCGCCTGTGCCAGAATGCTGTCGACTTGAATATTTTTCCGTTCGGTCTCGGTCTGCTCGGTAAAGTCGCGCACTGCCGCGCCAGTCGGTGAAGTCGGATCGGTACGGGCCGCGGCACGCACGGCGTCAATGTTACCAAGCGTGATCGACAGATTGCGCGTCAACTGCGCATTGGTCTGCGTGGCTTTCAATTCGCCGTATTGCGCGGCGCGGTCCAGTTCCGCGGCCTTGTATTGATCGGCGCTCGCCGTGCCCTTGGCGCTTTCCAGCGAGCCCGCGGCGGAAAAACCCATCGAGGCCAGCGAGAGAATGGCGGCCGGTCCTGCTGCTACGCCCATTAGATGCTGGCCTCCAATCCAAATTCGTGAACGACGAGCGGCCCAGGGGTGTCTTTGATAACGCATACCCGCGGATCAAAAGCCCGACCAAGCGGTCGCCAGCGCTCGGCTTCTTCGCGCAACGGCGGCGGCAACGTCGGATCGTCGTCCTGATTCCATGTGGTGATGCGGTATTGGTTCATCACTGTGCCGAGCGCTGGCCCCCCTGGGCGCTGGCGGCCAGCAAACAATCGTGCCATCAGAAACCCGGTTGAATTCGACACATAAACCGCCATGCGCGATACACGACGCGGAAACATGCGCTGATGCACGCTCTGACCCGGCGAGGCGTCCGGCACGAACGGTTCCAGCGTCGCATTCCAGGCTTGACCGGCAATGAGTGTCGCGGCATTCAAATTCTCGCCGCCGTTGTTCTGCGGAATGATGAAGCCGTTGGCGTCGACGGTGTAGGTGCCCATCATGCGGTAGCCCTGATCCATCAACGTCACGGTGGAGTTCGGGCCGGGAAAAACGTACAGCGGCCCCTTGCCACCAGGTGGGGCAAAGGGTGCCGGCAGACTGTTCACCGACAAGGCGCCGTCGAGATATTGCGTGGCGTCCAGTTTTTCGACGATGCTCACCGCCGTCACGCCATTGGGTGCGTAGCTTGTCGTAAAAATTATGTCGCCGCCCTGTGCCGAGACCCACTTGTCGGTCTTGACCGGCCCGTGGCCGAGCCACGGCAGCCAGCCGATCTTGGGCTTGCCTTCCGGGCCGACATCGAGCAGCCCCTGCTTGATGGCGTAACGGCCGACGATGCAGTCGCCACTGGCCAGCAAAATGAAGGCGTATAGTTCCTCGAATTGCGATGGCGCCTGCTGCACGGCGATGGCGATGGCCGGCGATGCCGTGAACAGATGCGAGTGGAATTCCGACACGTTGTCGACGATGTGCGGCCGGTAATAGGCGCCCGGCGTCTGCACTGCCGCGACCTGAGTGCCACCGGCTTTCATGTAGAGGATCGATTGTCCAGCCGGCTGCGGGCGCACGTTCGGCATACAGCCTTCGCTACTGAGAAGATTGAACGAGACAGACCCCGGCACAAGCGGATTTTGCGCAGTGATCGGGATGTATTGGACATTCTTATCGGTAAAGACGAATTCCGACGATTCCATGCCGGGCACGACAAACAGGATTTGCACTTTGCCTGGCGCGAGTTCGAAGATCGCATCGTCCGGTAGCGCGTCGATCAAAAAGTCGCTGGGCAAGCCAATGGCAGACCACGCAATGGCGCTCGGCACGGACGGAAAGTTGCAAAAACCAAGCCGGCCCTGATCGTAGAACACCGAAGTAGGATAGCCACGAAAAAGGTTCATGACCTCGTCGTCCCAGATTGAAACGCCGCCGGGCGGCCCGAACGATTGAGAGGCACCGAGAGTTGCCGCCCAAGATGGCCCGGTAATAATCTCATTGGGAGCAAACGAAAAAACTGTCGCATTCGCCGCAGAGCCTATCGGAATAAGCTGTACGGCAATATTCACGGAAGTCACGGCGAGAATGATGCCATGGGCGCTGGACGTTGCCCCGATTATTTCATCGCCAACGCTGGCAACGCCGACAGTGCTACCGGCCGTCGATACCGTCATAGTAGCCGCCATCGTCTGCTCGATTGTCGCCGTGACGTGCGTGCTATCGGTAAATGCGGTAATCAGAAATTGCCGGCCTAGATATTGCATTCTCGTGCCGACCATCCCCGCGACAAATAAGGCCGACGATGCGGTTACGGTCGTGCTGGCGCCAGCCAGTCCGCTACCAAATGACAGCGTGATACCGATCGGCGATATGCGGTAAAATAACGTCTGCTTTTGACCTCCGGCCGTAATTGTTTCAGCATATGTCGTGAGTGTCCATGTGCTGGTTTGCGATATGCCATCCCAGCTCAGGACTTGCGGCACATTGAGCGGGGCACCATCGCCGTAAGTGATATAGATCGACAGCGCCGAGCCGGCTGCCACGACAAAGACAATGTTCTTGACCGTCGCCGTCGTCCACGGAATGTTGGTCGCGCCGTCGCCTTTTTTGGTTGAATTGAAAACCTGTGTTCCGGCAGCATTGCGAATCCGCAGATAGCCGTTGCCGAAGATCAGATAGAACACGTTCCCCGGCGACATCAGCACTTCTTCGACGCGGCCGGTCTCGGGGAACAGCGCCGTGCGGCCGGGACGATTGGTCGCCGCACCGGAATTGAGAATGCGCCAGTTGGACGCCTGCCGCGCGCCGATCTTCATGATCGGGTTTTCGTCGGCACGCTTCATGGCAACGTCGAGTTCGCCGCCCGAAAAGTCCCGCTGTGCGCCTACGATTTTTGCTATGGCCATGGGCTACCCCTAGCCTGGGATGCCCGAATTACTCCAACCGTCGATACCGATCTGCGGCCACGGCCGGCGCACGCGGCGCGACGCTTCGATGCGCGAGTTGAAGAACTGCCGCTTGGGCTTCTGCTGGTCGTAGCGGGTGCGCGCAAGCTGCAGCATCCGCTCGCCGGCCATCCACATCTTGTCGCCCTCGGCTGTGTCCTCGTGCAGCCCGCGGTAGATGCCGGACATGACGAAGGACTGCAGCGCCAGGATCAGCGTCGGCGTGCCGTTCTGCACGTCGGTCAGCGGCCCGGAATTGGAGATATATTTGAGCATGATGGTCGACGGCGTGACGGTGCCGGCCGGTGGCGGGGGCGGCCCGCCCTGCGCATTGCAGACGATGACCGGCCCGGTCGGGGTGCCCATGATGTCGTAGAGCACCGGCTGCGCGGTGGTCTGGCTGACCGGATCGTTCACGTCCTGATTGATCTTGAGCCAGACGATATGGACCAGATCGCTCGGGATCGGATAGGCGGTGTCCCAATCGGTGTCGCTCGGCGCCGTCGGGCTCGGCTGCAGCGTCACTACCAGGGCGGCATAGCCCCAACTGTGGCTTTCCATGGCAAAGCCGAGGCCGCGGTCATAGGCCGGCGAGCAGACGTTCCACTCGTCGCTTCCGTCATCCGCGACAGCGATAGTATTGTCGCCACAACTTACAAGAGCAGAGTTGAGAAGCGTCAATTTATCAATAGGAAAGGGATATGACATTGGCTGCCCCCCTGTTCCGTTTGAAAGTTTCTATTCGCTTGGCAACAATCGCCGGGTCCATTTTCATTCCCTTGACCCATGAGCTATTAAATGCGCACGGCGCCAGCGCAGCCGTTTAGCGCTCACGCCCACATAGCGCTTGCCATTCATCCGATTCGTGGCGGCACCCCAGGCAGAAACTGCACCACGATATTTTTTGAACGTCATGGTGTCGGTCGCCATTAGCTGGCTGGGTAGATGATAAAGATGGTGATGACTTTAAGACTTAGGGTTGCGTTTGTGACTGCGCCTGCCGCGCCGGTTAGAAACTGCGCAGTCGATGTATTTATGATCGCCTGTGGAATGGCATTCACAGTTCCAACAACAGTGCCGCTCACTTTCGCATATGACTGATTGGGGACAGCCACAGGCAACGAAATCTTGGATTGAGTAGCGTCAGCCGTGCTAGGGTACGTAAGAGAACCATAAACAAAGACAAGATTTCCAATCCTGCAAAACTGCGCATTAACTGCGGTAAATGTAAGACTTGCACCACTCTGATCGGTCGGCGTCCACGCGGCACAAACAGTTGAGCCGGCTAGTGGTGCTGGATTGATCGAAAACTGCGTATAAGTCAGAGGATCGGTCCCAACCGTCGCCACCGCAGACGTGAGCAGCCACGACGTGGTGCCGTTCACCGTTCCATTGACTACCGGAATGGCCCCGGTGTTGTTGATGTCGCTCGGCGCATCGTAGTCGAGTGCACGCGTCAGGATCGGCGGCAGGATGCCGGTCTGCAATTGGGTGACGTAGTAGATGCCGTTGAACGCGCCAGAGGGGGATTGCGTGTCGTTCTTGATAAGCACGCGCTGATTGAGTGCCGTAAAGGTGAAGCCATCGACGGCAAAAGCGGTGTTGACCGAGCCCGTAAAAAACGCACCGATGCCCGCAGCGCCGTTGTTATAGGTCAACCCGCTGGTGTCAGAGGCTTGCGTGGTTGCGGCCTGCACGGCGACCGCTGGATTTACACCCGCGACAGCGTTAGCGACCGCCGTAGTGACGAAAGCTGTAGTGGCAAGTTGCGTCGTATTTGTTGCCGCCGCCGCCGTTGGCGCGGCGGGGGTGCCGGTAAAAGTCGGTGAGGCGAGCGGTGCGGCACCAGTAATTCGACTGTCGTTGCCTTGTGCTGCGGTATTGGCGCCCGTGCCATAAGTGACTGAGATTGCGCCGGCCGTATTGGTGATCGTCGTGCCGTCCGGCTTGACGCCGCCGAGCGTCGATGAAGTGGCTGCGGGCAGCGTGTAAGATGAACCGCCACCACCCGGCAGCACGACTTGCGCCGACGCGGACGCGCCGATTAGGCAGGCCAGCGCGATAACGATTACTCGTCGCATCATTGGAAGTCAGCCGAGATTGCGCCGGTATCGGTTCCGGTGGTGTAAGTGTACGGCGTGGTTGCGCTGGTCATCAGGATCACGATGCCGGCTGAATAAAACGCCGCCATCGGAATACGACTGAGCGAGCACCCCCGCGCACTGGTGTCGAAATAGCACCAATCAAGCACCAAAGAGCCGGTCAAAGCTCCGGTGCCCGGTGCTGCGGTGCCGTTATAGGCAATGCAAAACCCGGCCGCGCCGCCGGCGATGCCGGTGCAGTTGAAGCCAAGCAGAGAGCCAGGGGTCGCTTTCGCCACAAGCGATGTGCCGAGCGCCGTTGTCGCGGCGTGATTGGTCGCGGCCTGCGCGTGCGCGGCGGTCGGCGCAAAGAAAAGCGCCGCAGCGAAAGCCGCAGCGCGAGTTAGCATGGGCGACTGTAACCACATGCGGGGAGGTCTCCCTTATGTCATCGTCGCGGCGCCGTAGGACGACACTTCATCCCAATCGATTGAGCAGGCCCAATTCCAGGTGCCGGTCGCCGGAACCGTCGCCTGAATGACAAAGCCCTCGCCAGTGCCGGCAAAGACGAGCGGCCAATCGCCGGGGACGGCACGATAGACTTCCGTGTCGCCGACGATCGAAATGAAGGTGCCGGTGCCGACGCCGTTCAAGAGCGTGCGGAACGGATTGGCGTCGAGCGTGCGCGTGCCGGCCGTCAGCGTCGCAGTGGCCGATGCCTGAATGGCCGCCTGTGTCGTGGCAAAGCTGGTGCGCGCCTTGGCGTTGTTGGTCGTGAGCGTGACCGCAGCGCCGCCGGTATCCTGCACCGTGAACGCGCGGGCGATCAGAAAATCGAATTTGACGGTGCCGGCGGTAAATCCGGTGCCGAGCACGTTGGCAGTGAACTTGATGCGTCGGATCAGCGCCAGCGATGTAAGCACAACAGCGGGTTTCCACAGAAACGCAAGGATCGGCGCAGCGCCGCCCAAGCCGGCCGCCATCGTGCCGCTGACGACGCTGGCGCTGTAGGAGCCCTGCGCGCCAACGTCGTTGGGCCGCAGCACGGAGCGCTGCGCGCGCGTATTGGTTTCGACCTCGTTTACGGTCCCGCCAACACCTTGCAGTTGGGTCGTCATATTTCAATCTCCTATGGCGAGAACGCCCAAGCCACGTTCCATTTGCCGTAAGGCATGGGGTCTGGCGGGATCGGTGAAGTCAGGCCCGGCCGCGGTACGCCGGTAATCACGACATTGCCGTTGCCGTCCGCATAACCGGAAACCTGCGGCGCATCGGCGATATGCTCGTCGATGCTGTGATCGGCGGTGGCGGCCGGCAAAATCCACGCATCGACAATCGCATTCGGATCGCCGGCGTCGACGGCAGGCACCAATGTCTGCGCCCAGTCCGAGCCAGGAAAGGCGCCGAAGTCGATAAGCGCAGTGCCGGAGGTCGGCGACGTGCCGCCGCCCGAGCCCGGCTGCCAATAGGCCCAGCCCTTTGCGGTGAAATACGGCGCGTCCTGCACATCGACGGTCACGCGGCCAAGCTGATCGATGCTGTAGCGCTTGCCCGTGATCGGGCCGGTCGCGCCTTCGGCATGACCGCCGGCCCCGGTAAATCCCCTGATGCGCTGCAGCGTGACGGTGGCCATCTGCGCCTTAGAAGTAAGAGTAGAGGATTGTGATGTTGATCGAGCCGGAATTGCACGACGTATGGCAGGCGACCAGGATTTGGAATGCAGCCGGCGCGCCGGAATTGGCATCCAGCCGCGTCAATGCCGAATCGGCGACTGTCACCGTGGCATTGGCGCCGAGCGCAACAGCGGAGGCATATTCAGTTGCCGAAGTGGAATCGCCGATGTCGACGCCGCCGGTGATAGAATGGCCCGCCGTCTCAGCCAGCACGACCATGGTGATGACGGCGCTGGCCGGCAGCGTGATCGTCGAGGTCGATGACGTGGTCGACGCCGTGATGCCGGTCTGGATCAGCGTGAAGGTATTTGGGCCATAGGTGAAACCCTGAGACAGCGCCCAGCCGACATCGCCGGACGCGATCAGCGCGCAGCCGGCGCCGTTGAGACTGTAGGCGACATTGGTATTCGGATTGACGATGCGCTGCGGCCCAGCGGCCCCGCCTGCCGGGCGTGGCTGGCAAAGCCAGGCATGAGCGGTCTGGGTCGAAGCCGCCGCATGGGCGGGCAGCGACGCCAGCACCAGCGCCAGACCGAAAACAAACGATGCAATGCGCTTCATGGCGTTGCCCTCTGCTGTCCAAATTGCGGGTCGGCGGCGCGCGCCCTGTTGAGTTCGTTGGCTTCGGCCTCGGCCATTTCCTCGGCCTCGACCTGTGCCCGCCCCGGCTTGACGCCGCGCGGCAGGTCGAGCTTGAAGCGATCCGGTTCGACATTCATGGCGTGGCGCGCATCGATGCCCCACAGTTCCACCTTGACCGGGCCGCCCTTCTCGTCATGCCATTCCAGGTGCGCGCGCTTGGCCGCGGCGTAATCGCGAAGCTGCTGCTTGTAGCGCTCCAGGGCGTCCTCATGCTCGACCTGCGCGGCGGCGAGGTCGGCGCCTTTGAGCTTGCTCGCGTCCGGCTCGACCGGAGCCTCGGGCGCAACCGGGCGCTTCGGCCCGCAGTCCCACAGGTCGACCTTGCCGTTGCGTTTGATGCGGCGCTCGAGCGGGTCCATTAGTGTTCCTGTTCCGTGGTCGGGCCGCCGAATAGCGGCCCTGTCTCGGGTTCGACCGTCGGCGTCTCGTCCGCCTTTTCGAGCGCGTCAAGCCGCGCCTCGATATTGCTCAGACGGCTTTCCGGATCGCCGGATTTGCGGCTCATATTCTCGCGCTCGACAATCTCGTAACGCTCCGGATCGGCCGCGACGGCATGGTTGGCGTCGATTGCGGCCATCTTGATCTTGATCGGTTCCTTGTTCTTTTCGTGCCAAGCCTCGCGCTCAGCCCGAGCCGTCTTGTGCGCGGCCTTGTCATTGTCGTCGGCTTCGGCGCCGAGCGGCTTGGGCTCGGATGGTCCCTTGTCGAGTACGGTGATCAGCATGATCAGACCTCCGGCAGAACGGCGAAGAAGCCTTCGATGCCGATCGAAGGTCCGGTGCCGCCGACGATGACGTAAACCGCCGCGTACTGGTACAGCGCGCCGGCCACATTGGTTGAGAACATGATCTCGTAGCGGCCGACCACTGCGGCCTGGGCGTTGACGATGTCGCCGGTATTGGCCGCGGCCAGATCGAGGCCGCCGGCATTGACGACCTTGCCCGCCGGAAACGTCGGATCGTTGGAGAGCACGACGCGGATTTTGTAGCTCTCGTCGGCGGTGGCGATGTTGAGCGCTGTCACGTCGACCACGGCAACTGCGTCGATGCGCGCCTGTTGCGTAGGCGTGGTGCCCTGGTTGCCGCCGAGATCGACGATGCCGTTGGCGCCGAGCGATTGCGTGTAGCCGTTGGCGGTGATCGCGGCGGCATTGTCCGCGAACTGCAGATTTACGTCGAAAGTGTATGTGCGATCATTCGGGAAGGACATGGTGTCTCCTTATGCGACGATCGGCGCGTTGGTCCAGTCATCGAGCCGCGCGATGCAGTATTTGTGCTCGTCGACCATGCCAACATCCCAATTCAAGTGGGTGCGGTAGGTCTTGCCGTCCTGCAGCAAGCCGATGTCGCGCGCCTCCATCGGGCGCAACTGCAAGCCGCGAAGGCGCTGCTCGCCGAGCGACACGACGTAGAGCGACGCGGTGACAGCCGTGCCGCCGCCGGACGCGACCTCGTTGAAGTCGAGCATGTAGGGATGGTCGTCCTTCGGGTAGCCCCACAGGAACGGCAGGCCAGCGTAGGACGCCTTCAAACCGCCGACGCCGGCATTGCCCGACACGTCGAAGTCCTGCATGACGAAGCCGGAGAGCGACGTGGTACGCGCCAACTGAATCCACAGCGGACGCGACAGGTACGGCGCGATGATGTGGGTCGGCCGGTTGACCGCGTTGATCGCCTTGTCGAGATTGGCGAGCGACAGCGCGGCGCCGCCGGAAACGGTCGAATTGTGGATGTCGCGCGAGTATTTGTTGGCGCGAACCTGCAGGCCGTTGAACACCCGCGCATTGGTCGACTGATCGCCCTTGATGACGGTGGTGGCGAACAACTGGCCGAAGCCAGTCATGCCCATCATTTCCTCGTAGTTGCGCCGCTCCGGACCATGGCGGTCGACGATGGCGCGGTCCACGTCGATGTCATGGTCGACGATGGCGGTGTTTTCCTGCAGCGGCGTGATCGTGCCATGCCCGCTGGACGACGCCTCGTTGATGGCGCGGAACTGCGGCGTCGGCAACACGGCCTGCCGGTAATAGACGAACACCGAGCCTTTCAGGCCCTCGAACGGCAGCGCGTCGAACAGATCGGTCGACTTCGCGAACATTTCGATTGGCGGCCGGCGGATGTCCTCCTTGGCCATCGACTTCGCGTATTCCGCGATCGTGATCAGATTCGAGACAGCCATGGGTCAGGCCCTTTCCGTTAAGGATTCGAGGCCGCGGCCGTATAGGTCCACGAGCCGAGTGCAGTGTTGGGCGTGCCGCCCGATGACGTGCCGAGCGCCGTGCCGGTGGTGACGGTGCCCTGGCCGCGACCGATCTCCTTGGCGACGGTGTCAAGAAATTTGAGAATGTAGGCGACCTCGGCCGACTTCTTGTCGAGCGCCGGCGACGGATCGGTCATAGTGAGGACGAATACGCTCATGCCGCCGCCCCGTTAGCGCGCGGAGCGCCGAATTTCTCGCTGTATTCTTTCTTCTGGTTGTAGCCCCAGCTATCCCAAATCTTGTCGCCCTCTGCGCCGGGCGGCAACTTGCCTTCCGGCTCCGGCACTTCACGGCCACGCTGCGAGAATGAACCGCTGCCTTGGCCGGAAAACTTGGTGATCAGCGATTCGTATGCCTGCACATCGGATGCGGTGAGAACGCGCGCCTGCAAGCCGGGCACACCCATGGCTTCGAGCCAGGTGTTAATCGCGGTGACGCGGGCGGTGCCGGTCGCGCCGAGCTTTGCGATTTCGGCATTTCGTGCGGTTGTGATCGCCTGTTGCGACGCGACCTGCGCACCGGCATAGAGCCCGAGCAGCTTGGAGAAATTGTCCTGCGAAATGCCCATCGCGTGCGCCATGGTGCGCGCCTGCGCGAGCAGCGGATCGTCTTTCTTGAACTCGAAGGTGATGCCATCAGGCGGCTTGAAGTCGGAGGGCAGCTTGACCTCGTAGGCTTCCGGCGCCTGCGGCAACGAAAGACGCTTCACGTCCTCCGCGGCTTTGAACGCGACATGCTCGTTGATCCAGGTCGAGAACGCTTTGTCGTCCTTGACCTTGCCGGCGGTCGCGTCCCAATGGGCTTCGGGAACGTATTCGGGCCGCGCGCTAACCGGAGCCGATTTTGGCGTCGGGCTCGGCGTCGGTTTGTCCGGCGAGATAATCGCGGATACGGCTGGTGCCGGAGCCGGGCTTGGCGACGGAGCGGGCGCCGGCGACGGCGAAGGTGACGATGGGGTCGGCTGCTCTGCCACTTTCGCGAATTCCCTTGGCCATGAGGCCCATCAAAGTGGCGGCGAACTTGCGGCGTCCCTCGTTGGCTCGCAACGCACGTCCCGACGTTTCCGCTTCGCCAACGGCGCAAAGCGCTTTTTGCAGGTAGAGATAAAGCATGTAGCCGTCGTCGCTCCGCGCGATGCGGTCGATGGCGTCGAAGCAATGCTTGTCCGATACGTCGGTCATGCTGCTGGTCCTGGTACTGGCACTTGCGAGGCGTTGCCCGGCACCGGCCGGTCGCCCATGAGTTTCGACATCTGCCCGATGGCGTTCTGGATTTCCTCGGGCTTGCGGAATATGAGCAGATCGGCGCGCGCTTTCTCGCTCAGCTTCTTCATGGTCTCACCGCCGTTGACCTGCACCTTGAATTCCTCGGGGAAGGTTTGCGCAAAGTAGGTCGTCAACTGCATCGTCTTGACGATCTCCTGCTGCTCGGCGGCGCCTTGTGCCGGATTGCGCGGCAGCGTCGACACCGCGCGGCCGTCGACCTGCAGCGGCTTGATCGAGCCGGCCGCTTCCAACAGATATTTGAAGCGCAGGAAGATTTGCGCAGGTCCCTCGCGCCAGAACGGCAGGCCCGGCGTGCCGAGGCGGCGTTGCGCGCGGGCAAGCTCGTCCATCCATTGCGTCGCGGTCGGCGGCGTGTCGCCGGTCTGCTCGGGATGATCGACGAAGAACAGCTTGCGCAGGTTCTTGACCTTTTCCTCGTACTGATAATTGGCGGCTTCCGGCGGCGTCACCTTGTAGATCGGCTGCACGTCGCCGGCGGTGCCGGGCCGCACCGGATAGGCCATGCCTTCCTCGACGCCCTGCTCGACCGCGGCAAAGCTGTCGTCGGGATAGGTGATCGGCGGATCGATCGCCAGCGCGCCGTGCTTGGTCCGCATCCGCTCCAATTCGTCGACCTGGCGGAATGTCGGCAGGCCCTGGCGCAGCGGGCCATAGCCGTGCGGCCAATCGGCGGTCGGATTGAAGCGCATTGGAATGAGCGGACAGCAGCCCTCGCCCTTGATCGTGGCCTTATGCACCAGCTTGTTCGTGACAAACATGGTGTGCTGCCAGACCTCATCGGTCTTGTCGTTCCAGTCGCGCCAATAGCCCCACACGACTTGCGTGCGCAGCGCGGGATCGCCTTCGATCTCGCGCCTGAACTCGGCAGTCATGCCGCCCCAAATATCCTCGCCGACCAATTCTCGCACATAACTGTTGCGCGTGTAGCGGACGACAAAGCGGTCATCGAGTTCGCCGTAGGGGCCGAGATTGACTTCAAGCTCGCGGAACGGCACCGCCGAGACCGTGACCGGCCGGTGCGGGTGCGGGCGCTCGATCCACAGTGCCGCCGTCCCAATGGCGATGTCGGGATAGAACGCCTTGGTCAGTTCGGGATAAAGATTCGACGCCTTCATGGCATCAAAGATTTTGGCGTCGTCGTCCTTGACCTGATCCTTGATGCCTTTCCAGGCCGGGCCGTCCTTGCCGCCGGGCAGGTCCATGCCGGGGCCGCGCTCGCACCACGGCACGGCTTCCGGCATGAAGGCGTTGGTGAGTTCGGTGACGAAATCCTGCGTGATGATGAACGCCTGATCGGTGTTCAACTCCGGCGCGTCGAGCATCCGCTGCGTCGATGGCGCGGTCATCGAGGAAATCTGCCGCTGCCGATCCGGCGCAGCGAAGAAGTAGCATTCCTTCACGTCGAGTTCGATGTACGACTTGAAGGTGCGCGCCGCGGCGAGCCGCTGCAAGCCTTCGGTTTCGAGATCGCCGGGCTGACCCTCGACGAGCTTGGTTTCCGGCTGCTGGTCGTCGGCCATCAGGTCTTGAATGACGCGAGCGGCGAGGCGGCCGGCGTCATACCCTTGGTGCCGGAAAGCGCAAGCTGCGTGCCGTAGCGCGCCATCAGGCTCGCCATGTCGCCTTGCGTGGTGTTTTGCAGGCCGGAGACCAGATCGGCTTGCGCCGCTTGCTGCTCTTGCGCGAGGTTAGGATCGGTCGGTAACTGGGGAGTGTCCGCCTGCAAGACGCTTTCCGCCATTCTGTAACAGGTGGCGGTATAAGGCGTCGGGCCGCCAGACGCGGCAACGCACGGCAAGCAGATGAATGATGGCCGGCGTGCAGAAGAAGCCGAGGCGCGACGGCCATGCGATGCGCTGGCGCTGCCGCGGCATGTGAACGATCTCGCAGCCCTCGGTGTATTTGATCAGCGCGGCCTTGGCGGCGGGATGCGCCAGCAGCATCAGCCGCGTGCCGTTCAACTGCGTGTCATAGACCAGCCACGCCTTGAAACCGGGGCAATAGGCGAAGGCCGAGACATGCTTGAACCTGCCGAGCGCCAGCCAGCGCAGCCAGCGCAGCGGCGTTCGCATGTGAAAAACGACGTACCATTCGGTCGGCTCGATGGCGTCAGGAAGCGCGATCTCGTCCATGTTCCTCGATGATCGTTGGCGGGCCGTCGATGATTTTTTGGGCGACCATTCGGCACAGTCGCCGCAGACCTTCGATTTCCTTAAACGCCGCCTTCAAAAGCAATTCATCGGTAGATTCGCTAAAAGCGCTGGCCGGGAACAACAGCCGCTCTTTCAATCGATCCAGAATATCCTCATCCTCATCGCTCATGCCACGACCCTCCGCATTGTCTTTGGCCCTTTGTAGATGCGCGCGGGCCGCACGTCGCCGATCGGCGTGAGCCCGATCATCTTACGGCTTACGCCGCGGCCGATCACCTTATATTGCAGGCAATCGCACAGGTTTGAATACTTGTCCTTCTTCGGCCGCAGCACGCCATCTTCCTCGCGCACCAGATGATAGCGCCCCGCCATGCCGACGATCAGCGTGCGGCACAGCGGCGATATGACCAGATAATTGATGCCGGCCGGATTGTCGTTGAGCGCATAGGCCACCGCCTCGGTGCGCTCGTCGATATTGTTCATCTTCACCGGCGCCGGCGTCACCTTCATGCCGTTATGCTCGAAGATGTCATAGCTCGACTGCTCGGTCTGCTGGCCCTTGTCGCGGCCCTTCGGATCGCCGACGAAGCGGACATTGAAGCCCGGATAGTGCTGCGTCAGGAACCGCTTGACCTTTGGCGCGAACATGCTGGCCGGCTCATTGAAGCCGAGCATTTCATATTGCACGAACAACCGCTGATTGATCTCCTGGCCGAACAGGGCTGCCGGAAACACGCGGCCGAAATCGAGCGACACCAGCACGTCGTAGCCCGGCACCGGCCGCAGCGCCTCGCGCGAGACATGGAACTCGCGGCGGAACATCGGCCATACTGGCTGGCCCTCGACCACGAGTGCCACGCGGTTCATCAGCCGGGAATCGATCCAGGCCCGCGACTTGCCGGGCCACATGCGGGAATAATAGGACGCCGGCAGATTTTTTAGGTTCTCGGCATTCGGATTGACCTCGTAGCCGGCATGAATGCCGCGATCATCAAATAATTCGATAAGTGCCGAAGGCTGCATATAGAAGCCCCATTCGGCGGGCCAGACATATTGCATACGCTCATCCTCGCTTAACCCCGGCGGCAGGTCGACTTGTCCGGTCATCATAGCGAGCCAGCAATCCTCGTCCGGCGCGTTGCCATCGCCGATGATGCCGCGCCATGTCGGGCCGCCGTGCTCGTCGGGCGGAAATCGCAGGCGGCTATCGGCCTCGTCGAAAATCTCCTTCGGGATGAACGGCAGTTCGTTGAAGAAGCCGCCGGTGTATTCCGTCGAGCGCAATTTCTTCACATCGTCGGCCTTGTCGAGAGATATGAAATCGAATTCCGTCATTACATCGGCAAACCTGATCTTGTGCTGCATGAAGCCGGGTGCGGAATTGAAACGGCCATAGATGTGCTCGGGGAAGGTTTCGAGCCACGTCCGCACCGTCGAGCGTTTCAGGTCCGGCATAGTATTGCGGCACATAAAAAACCGTGACCGCCGCAGACCATCAATGGGTGACTTTACCTGTTCCTGTGCGTGCCGCATCAATCGCGCGCAGGCGGCTTTGGTCTTGCCGGAGCCGAGCGGGCCTTGGATATAATCGACAGGCTTGTTCGACAGTACGAAGTCGCTGACTTTCGTGCCGGCAATGACCTCAAATTCCTGACCCATCAGAACGACGCTGCGCCGGGAGCGGAGCCGGCCGCCGCCAATCCGAACGGCACGCATTGCGCCGGGACGGTCATGCCGCGCTCCGCTTGACCAATTGCGCCTGCCGCAGAAGGGGAAGTAGCCGCTGATCGAGCCGATCTTCTTCGCGGTCGGCATCGTCGGCCGCGATGTAAGCTTCGAGCCACAAATCCGGGGGAAAAGCTTCCGGCGGCAGCTTCACATGCTCGTCAATATTGACCAGCGCCGCCGATTCCTTCTCGTATTGCGCAATGCGCTCGTCGTCGATGCCGTCGAGCTTCATCAGATATTGCTCGATACCGTGCGCGATGCGATGCGCGCCCCAACCGATGGCCGGGAAATACGGCATCCCGAGCATGGTGCCGAGCCACCATTCCGGCCGCTCGTGCCACGGATAGGTCTCGTCGGGATAGATGTGGCTCTTGGGAAAAATGTCCGGCGTTTGATTGTCGATGTAGGTGGTCATGCCGTCGATAGACGATCCGGCCAGATATGGCACGCGGTATTGCCGGTTGATGATCGGGCGTCGCGCCAAGTGCGCCCGCAGGCCGGGATTGCGTTGGAGTGTCTTGACGACCACGGCAACGGGTGCCGGTTCGTCGCCGCGGTCGCCGATCATCACATCCTCAATTCAGCTTTGGATGGCGCTCAGGATCGCAGATTTGACAGGACTGACCCTCTTTGCAATCGCACTGATCCTGCCTGACTTCATTGCGCACAATTGGTCGGTTCCTTCACATCGCGCACACTGTCGCATCACGTGAGTTATTTTGGTCACCATTACCTCCCGTCAATGGGCCGTATAAGTGTTTTTGATAAAATAACCCTCTTTAAAACGAGTGCCTTCCTTGTCTGGCTCATAATCGGAATCGCCCGGCATCACTGGCGTAGTGATACCCTGCTCGGCGCAAAAGCGAAGCGCGGCGTCCAAAGAATAAAATTCCTCGCTAATCTGCTTGTCGTCAAAAGTGATGATTACGCCTTTTGGCTGTGGATTGTCAGACATCCCGTCCTCCCATCAATTCAGCACATGTGGCCGCATCTCCCGGCAGTGCCGCTCGATCATTTCCTGGTCGTGTTCGGTGCGCGGCTGGATGATAACACGCGGCAATTGCGGCTGCGAGCGGTCGACCTCGGCTTCCAGCCACGCGCCGTGCCACACCGGCTCGCCGTCGGCGCCGAGGATCACCGGCGTCCCGCGCGGCCGGTTGAACACGATGGCCGCGTACTGCCCGCGCTTCTGGAATTCGCGCGCCCATTGCTGGAATTGCTCGCCGTAGAGTTCGACGAACAGGTCGGGAATTCTTTCAAACACCGTGATCACGCCGGCCACTCCTGCTCCACAGCCCGCGCCAGCACCGCACGCGCATACCCCGCTACCGTCCGATGCTCCCGCGCCGCCGCAGCCTCAAGCCGCGCCCGCAACTCCGCATCGACCGGAACCGTGATCTGCTCCCGCTTCGCTCTATCGCTCTCCATGATAATGCAATGCAGCGCACGACAATCTGCGGCAACGCACGCCAAAATGTTTCAAAGCCCCAAAATTTCCCGCACCCCTCCCCCGATGAAATGGACCGAAAATGTGTGGGCAGAGGATAGGAGCCGCTTGAGCGCGCTCAATTTTCCCCTGGGGGCTCGCTTTGCAGCGGATCAGGGAGGGCCGGCGCGGCATCTGATGGTCTACGGTCAGTCGGCACTATGTTTGATAGGACGGACTGAGAAGCAATATCAACGGCTTGGCCATCAATGTCGTACTGCGGCGTTGTACTCGGCACACTGACGGGCTGCTGCTGCACGATCGTCACGACGCGAATAGTCATGCCAGGCGAGGTATTTGCGCCTGATCCGCGCTGCGAGCGCTCGTCACCGAGCTCCTCAAGCAGTTTGATCGCGTTGACTGCCGGCATGTTGTCGGCTGCGTCGCGGATTTGTCGCGCTCGATGAATGTTGCGCGGCCCTTCACTGCCAAGAAGTACCTGCCGCTGCTGTTTGAGATAAGCCATGACTCGTGGCTTACCCAAAGCCTTCCGCATTGCCGCAACGTGCATTCCGGCGACTTTGGCGGCTTCATCGAATGGGAGACCGTCCCACACCATTGCATCAACAGCGCGCTGTGTTTTTTTTGTCAGTCCGGCGCGTTCACTGCGAGTTGTGGGTCGGCTGTTGTGTGGGTGATCGACGATTGCGATGTCGGACATGCTTAGACGCTTCGCTGTCCTTCGCTGACGCTTTCGGACTGTCCTCAGTCGCGCTAGTCGCGCTCCTTCCGGATTGAAAAGAGCGCGGGCGCGATGCGTGACGCGCGATGGAATGCGGCATTTTCGATTTCATCGGCAACGCACGTTGGAGAAAAGCGCGTGGAATATGGGGTTTTTGCGCATTCTAAATAGGTCAGCATTGCTGCTTGATCTCGGCGAGGCAAACTTGTCGATTGACAAAATGCGCAATCGGTATGATCCAGAGGCGAGGCGTGCGGCGATCTCGTTATTGGCGCAGGGAGAGGCCACATTAGCGGATGTTGCGCGGCTTGCCGGCGTATCGCGCCAAGTCATGCGCTATTGGGCGGATGTTGCGATGGTTGATTGGCGTCGTGTACGAGACAAGCGCCTGGAACGTAAATGGCGAGGGGAATTGCGACGTGGCCCGCGACTGGTCGAAAAGCCGAAGGCGTGACGCAGCGGCGCGCGAGCGGCGCTATGCGGCCGAGGATGCCTTGGCGTTTTCCGATCCGCCCGAGGCTAGCCCGAGCAAGGCGCAGATGCGTGATGAGCTCGCGGAATTGCTCGACGGCTACAAAGGCCGCGTCAAACGCTTGCCCACATTTGCCGCGCTGCGCTGCCGAGCCTGCGGTCATCGCGGCAACGCTCGCGTCCCGCGTGGCATGACGCCTAAATTCCGGTGTTCGGCTTGTGGCTCGACTTTGATTGCTTGGCGCATATAATCCTTATTTAATCAGCGTTATTTGCTGCGTCATCCTGTCGCATATGCAAGGCATTCGCACTATGCAATGATTGCGTGGTCAGCCGGGTTGGCGCTCGGCTCTAACTGCGAAGGAACATAAGATGAAGCTCGATCCGACACTGCGCAATCTCGCGATCATCAATATCGGCTGGGGCATCCTGGCCGTCATCATCACCATCGCCGTCGTGGGGCATTAGTCATGACCATCAAATACAGCAATCCACGAATAACGGCCACGATCGAGAACTGGCCTAGCGGCTCACAGCGCGTCACGGCGCATTTCTCAATCGAGTGCCATCCGAAGCGTGGCGAGCGCGCCGTGCGCGTCACGACCGGAGCGCCGAAAAAGCTCACATTCGCCCGTAAAATGCGGATTGTGGATGGCGACGACGGCCGCACCTATATCGCCGAGCTTTCGATTTACGGCCATGTGACGATCATGCGCGGTGACATGAAGTTCCAAGAGGAAGTCGTCCACGATCGCGAGCCGCGTCATGCTGAATTGCTCGCACTGTTTGTCGCGTGACCATCATGCGCCCCACAATCGACTACCTCAACGCGCGGGCCGATGCCAAGCCCGCGCAAGGCGGCACGAACTACCGCAAGCCGGTCAATCCCGTTGACCAGCGGGCACGCGATGCGGACATGGATGCAGCCGAAATGCTGCACGAACAGGTCCGGCTTGTGTTCGCTGATTTCCGGGCATGGTTTGCCGAATCCACCAATACGCTCCGCGCCGGCACGATCGCCGACGATGACGCTCAACCCATACCGTTTTGAGAGGAGAAAACTATGACTTACATTTGCCCAACAGACCATGAAAAGCGGGAATGGTCGCGCATGGCGCAAGCCGCTTATTCCGCCGGCCGAAACGACATCGGGCACCGCTATAGCTGCGCTGCATCGATGCCGAACGGCGCGCAAACGTCGGTCAAGACTTTCGACGCCTTGCAGGCCGGCTATCGCGCGTGGCTTATCGACAACACGTTGCCAGCGGAGCAAACGGCGCCGCAGCCAATGCGGCAATTCGACGGAACGCCAATCTTCGCCAAAGTAAACGGATTGGAGATTTGACCATGGCGCACACTCCCGGACCATGGATTTACGACATCGACGACCGCCCCGGCATGGAGTGGAATATCCACATTCTGACTGAGGCCGATCTCGATAAGCGCATTTGCTTCATGACCAGCGACGGGCCGAGCGAAGATAATGCTCGGCTCATTGCCGCTGCACCGGACTTGCTCGCCGCATGTGAAGCTTATGCGGCATGGGCGGCAACAGTCACCGAAGGCGCGCCTGACTTGCGGCCTATTCGCGAGCAGATTAGGGCCGCAATCGCAAAGGCGACCAAGCCATGAAATGCACGGATTGCGGCAGATTTATGCGTCTAATAGGCGGAGCATCTAGCGCAGCTATGTACGACATGACGGCAATGGAATTGAGCCACGAACACTACCGCTGCGCGTCATGCACCGTAAAACTCGGGCCAGTTCACTCTAACGCAAAGCCCGCCAACGGCGATATGGCGCCCTACGAAAGCATCCACGGGAGTATCTGGTCATGATCCCGCTCAACCCCCGCGCCAGCGACGAAAAGACCGTTGCCGAACGCAAATGGCAAGCCGGGCTGAAACCCGCCAAGCCGCAATTGCCGGCCGATATTGGCTTGTTTTCGGATGACCACCTGCAGCTCGATCTTGTCGAAATGCTGCAGGACCCGGCCGAGGACTGAAACGAGCGGGGCAGGGATTGGCGTCCCTGCCCCTATCATCGCTGGCCCATGCCGGCGAAGGATCGCAGCACGAGGCACAACGATGACAACCCGCCAATACCTCACCGCCCTAAAGCGGCTCAATCTCGCACCGGCATCGAAGCGCACGGCGGCGCTGCTCGGGATCGGTCTGCGGCAGGCACAGAATTACGCGGCCGGCGCTGCGGTCTCGCGGCCGGTGGCGCTGCTTTTGGCGATGTACCTGCAGCACGGGTTGCCGCCGCAATAGACGCTTTATTCCAGCGCGCGAACGCTGCTTTTCGTGCCGATGCGGAGCGGCGCTTGGCATTCATCGTCTTTAATCGCGCCTTGCCGCCCTTTTTGCCTATTTTCCGCAAGAACTTGAGGCTTTGCGTATGCTGCACCACGCCGCCATGCACGAGGTTATTATTCCTAGCCTTGATGCGCTCGCCGTGCCGCTTGATGGCGTCGACATCCTCGACCATGACCAGTTTCACGCCGAGCACGCCGAGCAGTGGGCCAAGCGACAAAATGCCGATGCGCCGCACCGACTGGATGTTGCGCAGCGTGCGCAGCGACAGCAATTGCGTAATGCGCCGATCGGACAGGCCGGCGACGTGATGCGTTTCGTCGGACGATATGGCGATCTGCCGCTCGGCCGCGCGCGCTCGGAACGCCATGAGCATACCGGGATAGTCGCCGAACTCGGCCAGAACTTTCGGCCATTCACGCGCGATGGTGGCCTCGGCATCGGGCTTGCTGTTCGCCACCCACCACGGCGGTGGCTTGCACGCGCCGGCGGGGATGCTGGTCATTCGGCGGCCTCGGCTTGGGGCTTGTCGAACAGCCCGTGCATCAGCTTCGATAGCCGCCGCAGCATGGATTGCCGGTGTGCGAGCGGAAACAGCTGTTCCTCACGGTGCGCAGCTGCTTCCTGTTTGCCCCAGATGATCGCGCCTTGGTGCTGCTTTAGCCGCATGTCGCACCACAACACGATGCTATTGATCGTCGGCGGAAAATCGCGCACCGCCGCCAGGCCAGCGACCGGATCGCAACATTCTTCGACCACGCCGAGCGGGTATTTTTCAAGGGTCTTGGCGATCGCGAGCGAATAGGCCCCAGGATTCGGCGGGTTGGCGTGTGGCCACTGCCCGACCAGCTGTTTTCCCAACCTCGCGGCTGTTTCCAGTGATGTCCTTAGCGCCATCGCCGTTTTGGCCAGCTCTGCCCGCTGCATGATCGATAACGCAGTCGAAGGCCGCCATTGTTGCATTTCCTGCGCCATTGGCAATTTTCCCCTGTTTAGTTGCCTCTCTACGCATCCACCCTTTGAACGCCATCGACCAGTTTGATTTTCGCGCAATCTGCCGATTCGCATTGGCGCCGGCCCACAACCGCATGTCCTCGGCCATACCGTCGATTGCCGCAGTATTTAGCCCAAGGGCTAAGCCGTACTCAATATCGCCCCGCGACGGGCACCACGTCGGATCGAGCGCGCGGCCGGTCATTGCCGCCCCTTACTGTAATCCGGTAGCAGTCCTTGAACTTGGCCGGTTTTGTAAGCCACCGCGACGGTCTCGCGTGTGCTTTCGTAAATCGTTCGGCCGTCCGGCATAACGATGTTTGCGTAGAACGCTTCCTCCAAAGTCTCGATGCCACTCTCGACGGATTCGAGCTTGGCCTTGATGACCAGGAGCAGGGCTCGCCAGCGTTGCCGGGCTTGCTGCTTTGTCTTTTCATCCTCGCCGACCGGAAGCGGCACAGTGATTTTGATGTGCCGCTTGGCCGCCTCAAAGCCAATGATCGCCACGCCCTGCTTGCTAATGTAGCCGAACGCCGTGGCACCGTAGCGCGCCAACGTGCGCTCGATCTCGACGCGCGTCTGATCGACGCCAACCCGGGTTTGGGCAGCAAAACGAGCCATCACTCCACCTTTATCTCGTTGCCTTCCAAGATTTCATCGAACTCGGCAGCGGCGCCGTTAGGCTCGCCTCCATAGATGGAATCGCTGACCCTCGAATTGAACTCGTCCGTATCGCCGAAAATTTTGGCGATTGCTCGTTCATACCGGCGGCACTCCTGAGCGTGCTGGCAAGCCATCACAAAAAGTGCAAAAGCTTGTAAGCGTTCATCGGCCGTAATTGACTGCTTCATCGCTCTCTCCCATAGCTCCGCCCTTTCCACCCTGGATACGCCCCAGGCCGCTTGCGAGGCGGAACCGGCACCCTGCCAGCCGTGTACTCAGTGCCCTTTCCCGTTCGGGATCAGCGGTACGCAACACAATACCGCCCGGCGGCGACTTGATCGGCTCGCCACCCCGGCACAGTTCTGCTCCCGCGCCGGCCTTTCACCGCCCCAGCACAAGCTGGTTCCAGGGACCGGGTCGCAATTGGCACAGCGTTGCCCGGATTTGATTTGTCGGCCCGCGGAACGCGCCGCGACGCGCTGTGATCTGTGGAAAAACCTTGGCTCGATCGGCAGCAAGTGCCGGGCTGGGCCTTATTGACGGGCTGAGCATGAAACGCTACATGTAGCCCGTAATTCTGCCTTGGCCCGCGAAAGGTAGGCAGACAAGCCCAGGTCGGGTCACACCGAGCCTGGGCATCTTTTTGTAGGCTCCTTCGGCTAAAATCGCAAGCCATTTCATCACTCGTACTCGTTGGCCGAGTGCGGCCGCACATGCGTAGCTGAAATGGGCTTGGCGATGTGGAGAAAATGGCGGCGGCGGCGCTCGCGTTCGTTGGCGGACAGCACCAGCGGCATGTGATAGGCGTCGCTGCAATGCTTAGGACAGTAAGGCTTACCTTCCGCCGTCACCGCGCCGCAGAACAGCGCCGGCTCGCCATCGCCATGCACCGGCCAACGGCAGGTATCGACAGCGAGTTCCATCAGCGTCACCGGATTTGCGACGATTTCAGGCGGCAGGTCGACCGGCTCGGTGGGCGCAAATTGCTCGACTATCTGCGGTTTCCACGGCGCATCGCGGTAGTTTTTGCCGTTGCGCTTGCGCTTGGGATTTGGCGAGCGCGGGCGACCAGGGACTTTCCGCGATAAGTGCAGCCCGATCCGGCCCAACTTGCCGATCACACCATTACGGGACCGCCCTGGAATTTGGGCCGCGATTTGGCCGGCGGATAATCCATCGGCGAACAGCTTGCGGAGCAGTTCGACCTCGGCATCGGGCCATGGGCCGTTGTTGGTCATGACCATGAAATCCTGTGCAGTTCCGTGGGGCCGCGGTGCTCGCGATCCCAGACGAACCAGGCGAAAGGGATGGAGGATCCCATTTGACGGCCGGCCCAGCCGCCGCGGTGCATCATCGGAAGGCGATTGCGGAATAGGTAAACCCGCGCGAGTTGGCCGCCATCCAAAATCTCCCGACGAATGCGGCTTACCGGCGTGTTCATATTGCCGCCTTCGAGGAAGGCCAGCCGCATGAGCATCATCACGACAGGCGCGAACAGCAGCGCGTGGCCGACAAAGCGCTCTGCGAGCTTGAAAGGCGGGTTAGTGATGATCGCGCCGATATGAAAATCGGGTGCTTGCTGCTCCATCAGGAAGTCAATGCGCGCTGCGTCCTGGTCCGGTGATTCGTAGTCAACGAGGTCGGTGGCATAGACGCGATGGCCGGCCTCCTTGAGCACGCGCACGATGGCGCCTGGGCCGCAGGCAGGTTCCCATATCGCGCCAGCTGGTATCTTCTCTACCGCCAGCAAGGCGCGCACGGCTTCCGGCGGCGTCTCGTAAAGATCGTCCTTGCGGTCACCAAGTGACGCGCGACCAGCATTGGCGGCGTGGTTAAGGCTCATGCGACGATCTCGCGCAAAGTGAGCCTGCAGCCGCGGCCGGGATTTGCCGACCACCGCACCAAATATTCCTCAAGATTGCGGTCGTTGGCGATGAAAAGCATCGACTGCGCAAAGTCGAACAGGGCCTTGACGCGATTGTCCAAATCGCCGCGCGCGGCGTCGCGGTTGATTTCGACGATGGCGGTGAATTTGCCTTCGATGGTGCGTCGGCCGCGCAACAGGCCGTCGAGCACCAGCGCCATGCCGGCCTCTTTGATCCAGGCTTTGTAGGCCGGCGCGCGGCTGACGGCGCTGCCGTTGTTCCCGGTATTGTTGCGCCAAATCCGATTGACCGACGGCGGCACCGGCAGGTCGAGCACATAGACGATCGGCTGGCGCGCCGACGGGCAGCCAAAGGGACGGTCAACGGTGTCGGGAATCGTCGCGTGCACGCGCGTCTCCTCGGGAGGCCAAAACGCACGTAAACGCAACAACTTGCTGCACCGCAGCAGGACTTTATTCCGCAGCCTCGGAACTTTGAACGGCCAGTTCGGCCAGGACGTATTCGGCTACCTTCTGGCCGGAACCCTTTGCAGGGACGCCCTTTCGCTCCCATCGCGACAGGGTGGCGCGATCGATGCCAAAGCGCGCGGCAAAGGTGGCTCGGTCCTCATTGAGCCGAGCGCGGGCAACGCGGATGTCCGTGGCCGTGACCATGAACGGCTATAATGCACACAATCAGGCCGATGTCTAGTGGTTGACAATGGCGCCGCGCTGTGCATTATGAACATCCTGATTTGGAGGTTCCATGCCCGCCACAGCATCTACCAGCCCCGCCCATACGCCTCGGCCGAGCCCGGCCATGGACGCCGCCCTGGCCGAAATACGCCACGCCTTCGGCTTCCCTGCCGTGACGTTCAAGCAAAGCGTGCGCAGGTTCATCCGCCGCGGCGCCGGCCACTCGGCCAACCAGGCGCGCTACGGCGCCCGCGCGCGGATGTTCGTCGGCTGGTCGACGGTCGAAGCCGACGCCTGGCTGGCCTGCCGTTACGCCAGCGAGCAGCGCCGGTGGCGATCGAACGATGCTCGGCTGTCGCTGATGGTGCTGCGGGAACTGCGGCTCATCGTGCGGTTCATGCGGGCCAAGCGGCTCGAACTGCAGCCGGTCATCGCCGACGTGCTGGGCGAGGATCGTGCCGAGGCTGCGGAGTAGCGCCATGCATGAGCCCAAACGCGACGTGGCAACGCTGACGGTCTACGAGCTGGCCTTGAAATCCTTGCGCGAGGATGGCCCGATGACGGCATGGCAACTCGCCGAAAAGCGGAACTGGCCGCTGAAAAAGGCCAAGCAGGGCATCGCGCGGGGCCGCAATATGAAGCTGATCGGCCTGCACGGCAAAACCCCGTACAGCAACCGCTTCATCTATGCCGCCGCGCACGTTCCGGGCTGGCCGCAGCCGGCGCCCGATACGGTGGCGCCATGAAGCGCTTCCGCAGATTTCTCGCCGTCGGCCCGCACGAGCCGGCCGCCGCCGTGATTGGCACGCTCATCCTCGCGATCCTGATTATCCTCGGCGTCGCTGCGGGGTTTAGGCCGTGAACGGCGCCTTTTACATCGGCCTCGCCGCCGGCCTCGGGTTCGGGGCGCCCATCGGATTTTTGATCTGCGCGCTGCTCGCGGCAGGAAGGGAAACGCAATGAACGAGACGATGACGGCGGAACGGACGGAAACGGAGATACCACAGGAAGCGCCCACGGCGAACCTGCCGGCCATCCATCAGGACCGTGCGCCGCGGTTGCCGCGGCAGGCGAAGGCCAAGCCGGCGCAGTACCCGCCGAAGATCGCCGCCGCCATGCTCAAGATCATGCGCGAAATGGACGCCATCGAAAAGGCCGGCGAGCATTCGTTCCATCACTACTACTATCCGCGGTGGGAGGACATCAGCAACGCGCTGTCGCCGCTGCTGATGGCGAACGGTTTGCTGATCGTCCAGAACGAGATCAGCCGCGACTTGCTCGAAAAGGGCGAAAAGGGTTCGGTGCTCGCAATCGTCTATCACTTCACCATCGTCAACGAGGACGGCGAATCGTGGCCGCCGATCGAATGGACGGCCATTGCGCGGCTGACCGATCAGAGAGGCATGACGGACGACAAGGCGGCCTCCAAGTGCCACACGTCCGCTGAGAAGTTTTTCAGCATGAAGGCGTTCAAGATCAGGACCAAAGACCTCGAAGCTGGCGACGCGGCGCCGACGCTGCCAAAGAAAGACGCCCGCGAACTTTACAGCAAGCTGCAGGCCGAAATCGACGGACAGACTTCCGCGGCGGCGCTCGGCACCTGGGGCAAGGACATCGAGAACGTCAAACGCAAAAAACTTCTGCCGCCCGATTGGCAGGACATCATCACCGGCCGCTACAACGAAAAGATGGCCGAGCTGCAAGGCGGCCCGAAAGTCGTGTGGGATGATGACATGGACCCGGTGACCGGCGAAGTACGGCCGCATCCTGGCTACAAGCCCGATCCAATGCCGGAGTAGGCGAGTGTCGACAGGTTAGCAGGGAAAGCCATGGACGAGAAAACGCTCACGGCGCTCGACGGGTCGATTGCCAAATGGAAGGAAATCGTGGCCGGGCGCGGTACGGATGAGGGAATCAACAACTGTCCGCTCTGTGCAATATTCTACTACGCGGGCGCGGGCTGTGAGGGTTGTCCGGTCTCTGCAAAGACAGGAGCACCGGAATGCGATGGAAGCCCCTATCGTGACGAATGGGTCCATGTTGCAGGCGACGGCGAAAAGGCCACTGAGGCCGCCCAAATTGCCGCCGCTCAATCTGAATTGGACTTTCTAATCTCGCTGCGTCCAACAAAAGCCGCGTAATACGGAATTAGCATGGAGGAATCCCGGTGCAAGATGCAGAGCCATTGACCGTTCGAGGCGTCCTAGGCGCCGAGAGCAAGAGGCCGAACAGGTGGCGCAAATCCACCGACCGGGGCCATCATCAATGAGAACAGCCGAACACGATAAGGCGCTTGCTCTCGCCGAGCGGTGGCTGGAAACGCCACCCGACATGATGGGCGATCACGACTGCGACCAGTGCATCGTCGCCCGCCAATTGGTTCGCGGGTGGCATGACTCCTGCTCAATTCCGCTCCGCGCTCGACCGCCTCAAGCTCAGTCAGCTTGGGGCGGGACGGCTGTTCGGTGCGGAAAGCGAGCGCACTCCGCGTCGGTGGGCATCGGGAGAGCGGGCTGTCCCCAAGTCGGTTGCCATCCTGCTTCGCCTCATGCTCGCCGGCAAAGTCACAACCAAAGATATTGAGTCCGTGCAATGAACCTCGAAGAAATCCAATCCGCCCGCGCCAACTTCCTCGCCAAAGCCAGGGCAACCGACGACTCCGGCGAGAAGCATTGGTGCAAGGTCTTTATTGCCAATCTCGACTTGATGGCGTCGGACAACGAGGAAGAACGCGAGCGCGGCAAACGGACGTTTGTGCAGAACGTCGATTGGTACACGCGCCTATTTTTGTCAACTCGAAATTCACGGGGTTAACAGGAGACTTCAATGGCAAGAACTTACGGCGAGACAAAGAATTGCGGCGGCTGTCGTTTCTGGTCCGAAATGGTCGCTCAATCCATCGGCTGCGGCCCCGTAGAAGCCCTTTGCCTGAGTGACGGTTCCAAGGCTGGAAAATATACGACCGAACGCATGACTTGCGAAGCCTGGAAATCGGGTCACCTTGGAGCCGTTGATGATCCGCCAAACTACGGGGAAGAAACTCGCGCGGCTTATGAGGAAGAAGAACGGCAAGAGCGTGAGGACAACGGCCAATTTGGGGTTGGCGCGTGATGACCCATTTTGGCGACCCATGTATCCACTGTGGAACGCCGCACGATGACGTTGCGCCGGGAGCCTGCACAGGCGACCGGGAGAATGCCCGCGTGCTGGCCTACTGCGTAGCCCGCCAAGCCTATGAAAATCCGGGCAGCGGTTGCGATACCATCTTGTGCGCAATGACCAACGGCGACGTTGTGACCGACACGCGGCACCCGGCTTCATGGTGGTGGCTCAACGATTGGTTCAAAGCCGCAACGGTTCTAGCGCCACACGAATTTCGCTCACGTTATGCGAAGGATAAGCCATGGCAGTCGAACTTGAGGACGGGAAAATCGTCAAAGTGCCACCACTGACGATATTCCAGCACGAAATTATCCTTGAGGTTTTCCTTGGGGATGCCGAAAACTTTGAACTTGCCGACGACAGCACCGTAGACACGACGGAAGCATTCGCGGCGTTTGAGGCGATGAAGGGTAAGATCGCAAGCCAACGGAAGGCGCTTGAATCCGCCTATCGTTTCTTGCGCAAGATCGAAGGTGACGGCTACGGCGGCATGGCAGACTTCGAAATCACGCGCCAGTTATGCCGAGACCACGTCAGCGATAGCGATTAGCCCATGACCTGGATAAGCAACTGTTATGTGAAATTCCGCTGTGCGGAGTGTGGTCGCGAAATTGAGTTGCAAATTCGTGAACGAAAGGCAGCGCAGGACATGAGCGATTTGCGGGATGGACCGCCGCTTTATTGCGCCGAGCACGATGGACTTGACCCACGCACCCCGCAATTCGGAGTTGCCGGTTAACTGAGGTTTAACAGGGACTTACGGCTGTAATAATTCGTGATTAGACTGTGTTAGCGGACAGGCTTACGGTGCTTACATAAACCAAGGGCATTAGCCATGACACAGCGCCAGATCAGGAAACTCGAAACGATCCTCGGAAAGCTAGAGGCGCTTGAGCATGAAACGACAGATCGCGTCGCCCGAGAAGCTCTGCACAGTGGCAAAAATGCCCTATTGATTGCGCTTCGTTGCTCCGACACGGCGGGTAAGTCATGACCGCCGACGACGTGCGCAAACTTCTCAAAACAGCCTGCACGAAAGCCGGGAGCCTCCGGGCATGGGCGCGAGCGCACGATCTTTCTGCCGCCTATGTTAGCGATGTAATGCTGGGCAATAGAGCGCCAGGACCGGCGGTCTGCGATGCACTCGGAATCGAAGCCATCAAGAGTGAACCTGCGTATCGGAAAGCAAAATGAACCTAACCCCCGATAAAATCCCAACCGACGCCCCGTCATTTCGGAAATGGGCCGATGCCGCCTGCCCGCAATGGCCCGGCGATCTACAGGTCCTCGCCTATCGCGCTTGGCAATGGCTGGAAGGCATGTCGTTTCGGTCGGCTGCGGACCATGAGGCTTTTCTGGCGGGGTACAAGAAATTCACGGGAGCGGTGTGATGGGTTTCTGTCCTGATAGCACTCCCGAAATGGGAGATTTTACCGTCGAGACGCGGCGCGAGTCGTTCTTCATTCGCGGGCCGATGGACGCCTACGAATCGGATGGCGGTCAGGGCGCGACAGAAATTCTGTACTCCGACATTCCTAAGATCAGAGCCGCGCTCGATCTTGTCGAAAAGCACAAGCGTTGACTACGATGGACTACAGCCGCGCCAGCCGGGAGAACACCCATACCGTGCAGCGGATGCGGATGGAAAAGAGCAGCGAGAAGGTGGCGTGATGGCGAAGAAGAAAACACCAAAGAACGTCGAATGGATTGTGACCGGCCGTGTTGTGCTTGATGGTGCCACTTGCATCGTTCATGCCGAGACACGTCAAGAAGCAATCGCCAAAGCTACATCTGGTCAGTACATCGGAGAAATCGAATGGGACGGCGCGTCTCTCACTGACTTTAGTGCGCGCCGCGCCGAAGCAAACATCGATTACGAATAGCGGCTGTTGCGTCGTTAGTCGCCAACTTCACGGGGCAGTTATGATTGACCACGACGAGCCATACTTCGCGCCCACATCGCGCGGCGTCCTGATCCGCAAACGCGGGCTATTCTATCGGCCGGAGTGGAGGGGGTACACTGCCAATCCAGCCGAGGCCGGACGGTATGATCGCGCAGTCGCCGAACGTCACGCCGCCAAGGTCGAAGGCGTGACCGTCCACGAGTGCAGGACAGTTCTCAGCTTTCCCGGTGATCCTGATCTTGAACTCGGTTAGTCGGGAGAAAACCAATGCCAATGCCAAACGCAATGACCCGCGAGGAACTTGTACGTGCCGCAGAAGAGGCCAATGCAGAAACTATCCGAGTCCAGGACGATCTTGGCGGGTTGCTTCATGCTGCCGAACGCCGTTTAGAGGATGCCCACAAGACGATTTCAACCCTCACGAAGCAAAGAGAGGAAAATCGGAAATGTTTCGTCTTTGCAGAGGGGCAGGTACGGGGGCTGCGTGGGCTACTGGAAGTGACGGAGTACGCGCTTGATGAATCCGTTAAGCTACAGAGCCACTACGCGGGCTTGCTCAATATGTATGACGGCGGCAACCGCATGACTTTCGCGACCGGACAGGCGTGGATTGAGAGATTGAAATATCTTAGGGATGCGAAACCCCATCCCGACGCCGAACACGCCCCACAAGCGCGAGACGTTTTATGAGTGCTGCACGAAAAATAGACTGGTCCCAGGAAAGCTCTGCAGCCGTGGTTGCTGAAATCGAGCGGCTACAGGCGACGGTCGATTGCTACAAAAAACAGCGCCTTGAAGAACCGGCGCCCGTGGCTTTAAAGAACCGCCAAGCGGCAGGGGCTGAGACGCAGAAAAAAATGACAGAGTTTCTAATGGAATATGGTCCGGCGAGAGAACTTACAATTGCCGACGTGCATCAGATCGCAGCGGCTGCGCGCGACTACGCCTTTGAAGCTTTCTCGCGCGAACGAGCCGGTTAACACGGGGTTAATAGCCATGAGCAAAATTGACGAAATCGAAAAGCGCATCAACGCAGGCGACGACATCACCATCGAACCGGATGGGACGGTACGCGACATGACCCCAGAGGAAATTGCAGCGC